TAGTGCCCGCCGCTTCTGGATCGGACATGCCGCGCTCTTCGATGTTGAAATCCACCGTCGGCGTGCTCGATCCGTAGCACCGATGTTTCACCTGCTTGATCGTCGATGCGACCGGCACCGAGAACATGACGTAGGCATCGTCCGTCGCGGGCTCCGACAGATAAAACATGTGCGAGTGCTGGCGATACTTCGCCGCGAGGTTGCCGCCGCCTGCCGCATCTGCGTGATCGTGCGTCGCGTTCGTGAAGTCGCCGATCGTCGGCGTCGTGAGCGTCTTGTTGGTGAGCGTCTGCGAGCCGGTCAGCGTCGTGACGGTTGAGTCGATGTTGATCGTGCGGTTGGCGGATATGTCGCCGCCGCCGTCAAGCCCCGTGCCCGCCGTGATGGTAACGCCCGTGTGATCGACGTGCTCGTCGGCAACGAAGTTTGTGAGGTTGTCGTGGTCAATGTCGCCCTCGTGCTGCGTGACGTTGCCCGACGACACCCTGCCGTTGTCCAGCGTGCCGCTAGTAATCTCGCTGGCTGCGTGGTTGTGGCTCGTGGCAAGGATGGTGCTGAAGTTGACGGCGCCGACGTTACCGCCGGAAGCGCGCCCGAGCACCTGCTCCTCCGACAAGCTGACCGCAGCGATGTCCCCCGACGCGCCGCGACCGATGACGGTCTGCGTGCCCATCGGCAGATCCTCGCACTTGTATTGCGACGACCCCGACCCGGCGGGCTGGTCCTGACGCACGATGAGGGAGTAGTCCGTAGGTGTGCCCCACGTGCCCAAGTCGGTCATGTTGGCAAGCGTGCCAAGTAGCCCGTCTATACCCGCGATCAGTTCGTCAATGTCCGCCATGTCATTTCGCCGTCAAAGCCACGTCGCTTTCTTCCTGATAGGCGTCGCCGTCGTCGCCGCTGTTCTGGCACTGGCATTGCATCTGCACTTCCAGCTTGCCCGTCGTGTTGTTGTAGTACAGCCGCACCGTGTTCGGCAGCGTCTCGCCGCAGTTCGCACACGCGATGTCTTCGCGCGCCGTCGCCATTAACACAAGTTCGTCGGCCATGCTATGCGTCCTCGCTGATGCGCATGGTATACGCCGCCGCGTCGTAGATGTTCGAGTCGAGGCAGCGCACGTAGTCGCCATCCGCGTCGAAGTTCCCGCTGCTGTCGGTGATGGTGAAGCCGTCCGTTGTCGGCGTCACGCTGCCGACGTAGGTCAAGGTCTTGCCGTATTCCGGCACCTCACAGTTAAGCAGGCTGGCGTTGTTCTTGTTGCTGACCATCGTCCCGATGGCGTTGTACTGATCGAAGCGCGCCATCGCTACGTCGCGCTCCTCGAACCCGCCGACCGTGTAGTCGGGGTTGGTCGTAATCGAGCTAACCGTGTTCCCCGCGCCGTCTTCTGCCGAAATGCCCGTCCACGTATGCGAGTTGGCGCCTGTGTTCTTCGTGTCTTCCTCGCCAATCGCAATATTAGCCGTCCACGTCTTATCTGGCTCCGATCCACTCAGGCCCGGCAGGGCATCCCCGTCGTCAGCCGCATCGCGCGCCAGCGTCGGCGTATCCTTGAGTTCGTTGTTGCACGACAACGTGATACCGTAGGTCTTGTCGCCGCCAGACGCGCGCGAGCGCAAACGCGCCGTCGCGCCGCTAACCGTGAGAACGGGCGAGCGATTGCATATCTTGATGAGGTAGGTGGTGCTGTCCTGCTTGCCGTTCGCCTTGCGCCTGCTCGTGAGCGTGACGTTCGTGCCGCTGTCCCGATACGACCCGCTCGCGTACGTGTACGTTTTCGTCTCGGCGTAGGTCGTGTCCGATGTAATCGACACCTCGCTTGAGGTGTATTCGGCGTAGTCCCCTGCGGCCCAGTTGGTAATCTGCACATCCGCCGTGCAGCTATCGCCCGAGCCGAGCGCGAAGTTGTCGACCGGCGAAAAGACGTGGTTGTGGACGCTCGTGTACGAATGGTCCGTCTGGTCCATCGAGATAGAGTCGGTGTTCGTCGTCGCGCCGTATGTCCCGCCGTCGCGGTTGGCCTTGATCGTGAACACCTGCGAACCGCTAGCCGAGCCGCACGTTACGCCCTCGATGTAGTTGGTGCCGCTGGAGTACGAGCCCCCGAAGTTTTGCGTACTGGACGACGCGCCCGAACTGGTGACCTGGATGTTGGTCGCGGACGAGTCGAGCGTAAACTGTATGTCGATCGTGTCGCCGCTCTTGACCGCCGTCTGCGCGCCCGTGTCCGGCGACGTGGGGTACTCGCTGCCCGTCCAGCCGCCGTCGTACTGCCCCCACGTGGCCGACGAGCACACGGGCGGGTCTTCGAGGCGGTCGTAGGCGACATCTTGCGACCTGCCGCCGTCCGCACTTGTCGCGTAAAACGTGCCGTCCTGGTCCGCCGCCGAAAAGGTAGCCGTCCCCTCGAATCGTCGCGTATCGTCGATCTGACTGAGCGTAACTGCGTGGCTCTCCCCGCCCGGCCCGTACACCGTAACGGCGGGTTGCCATCCGCTCGCAACCGTCGCCCCTGCGCCCGCGTCCGCCTCCACGTCAATCGTCAGGCTGTCGCCGTCGCAGTCAAAGTCGGTAAGTACCTTGCTCGCGGGGCTGGTGCCCGCCTCGTAGTTCTTGTCCGAGACCGTCGTGCCGCCGCTACCCGCCGCCCCAACGATGAACAGCGTGGAAGTCTGCGCGACCTCTACGTTGTCGCTCGTAACCGTCGTCTCGATGCCCGCGCCGCCCTCGACGTTGAGCGTGTCTTCGCCGCTGGCAACCGTGCTGCCCGTGTCGCCCGTGACGGTCTTGTAGGTGTCACTGCTGCCGCCCCCGCCGCCTGTGCTGGCGAGTTGGTCGAGTGCGTCCGCGACCGTGCCCGGATCGACGCTGCCCGACCAGTCGGACGTGTCGTTCGGCACGAAGGACACCTCGTCGGCGTCGACCGGCGCCGTCTGGCGATTCGTCGCGGCATCGTCCTTGCGGGTTGCCTTAGGCACCGATCGCCTCCGCTGGCAGCAGGTCGCACGTCGCGCCCCACGCCATATTGCCGTCGTCCGGGTTCTCCCATTCGAGCGTCAACTCGTCGCCCGGATGAAAACACCAGTGCCGCAACTCTTCGTCCGGTATCCGCAGGTTAATGTCCACGCCCGTGCCCGCGCCCGTAAGCTCGAACAGCGTTGTGTCGTACGGCGTGCCCGCCTTCGCGTCGACCTTGAGGTATAGCGTCGCCGTGCCCGTGCCGCCGCTGAAATGCACGCGCAGAGCCGACAGGCAGAACTTGCGGTCGGCGAGATAGAACCGAGCGATTCGCCCGGTGGTCCCGTCCTGCGTGCCGAACCCGTCCACGTCGTCCATGTCGGACGTGCCGCACATGCGCTGCCGTATGATTCCGCGTGGGTCTATCATGTATCAAATCGCAATCTTGGCGCCCGGCGAAAGCATCGGGCTATTGGCGCCGCTGATCCAGCAGTTGGTGACGGTAACGTGATCGCCACCGGCACGAAGGTCAACAATGCCATCGTGGTCCATGTAAAGCGTCGTAAGCGTCTTCTCGCGCAGGTACTCAGTGGTTGCAAGCGTCGCGTTGCCGCCCACGTAGGCCGTCGTTATGGTTCCCGAACTGTCCCAAAGCAGCGTGCCGCCGTACATGCGTACCGTCGCAATCGTTGCCGTCCCGGTCACCTTGACGACGCCGCCGTAGATGAACAGGTTGACGAGCGCCTGCGCGGACACCAGTTCGCCGCCGCCCACGGTAATCGTGCTCGTGGTCGTCGTCGCGCCGCTGTCGATCGTGACGCGGGGTGGCGTCGAGGCCCCAGCCCTCGGGCAAATGCGAATGTCGGCGCTTTCCAGGTCCGCCGCCGACTCAAACTGCACGCGGCCCGCGCGGATGCTGAGGTCGCCGCTCGTCAGGTCCGACTGGCACTTGACCAGCCCGCTACCGTAGCAGTCGATAACGCCGTTGGTGATCGCGCCGTCGAAGTATGCCGTGCCGTTGCCGCCCCATTCGCACGACAACTCTGTAAGCGTCGCATCGAGGTAGTTGGCCGCGCCGGACGCGCCGAAATCGTAGGTGTACCCGCGCGAAATCGACAGCTTGGGGTATGTTTCGCCGTTGGAGCCCGTCTGCAGCGCCGAAGTGCATCCGTTGGACGCACCATCGCGGAATAGCACCGTGTTGGTGTTCGCTGGCGAACTGCCCGACCAGTTGGTGTCGTCGGTAAAGTCGCCGTCTGTCGTGCCCGTCCAAATCGTGGTCGCCATGTCTTAATCCTCTATGAGATTGCCGCCGCGCTTGTACAGCCCGCCAGCGCCCCATTCAATCTGCCCGCCGAATGCGCGAATCGTGCCGCCCGTGCGCAGGTATACGTATCCGTTAAACTCGAACGTCCGGGCGTCCTCGCGCAGGTCGAATACCGCGCTCCCGCCGATATCCAGTTGGCCGATCTCGGCCCCGACGCCCGACTCGCGCAGGTTGTAGTACATCACGCCGCCGGTCATAACGACACGGCTGTAGATCGTCGACACGGGGTTGCCGCCCACGGTTACCGTACCGCCGGTTTGCACGATAAGCGCGACGCCCTTTTCGATAGTAAGCTGGCCGGAATCGACGTACACGAACGATGTAGGTGACAAGCTGGCGCCGTTGCTTCCGTACTGCACGAAAGGCGACGTGTGCCATGTCGGGGAATCCGCAAGTCGCGTGTTCGCTATGCCTGCCGCCAGAGCCGACGTAATCTCGGTCGTCCCTGACGTGCATAGCAGACTATCGATGTCGTCGCCGTCGAGATAAACCGTAGCCGACGGATGCACGTCAACGGTGATGGACTCGGTGTTGCCAGCCACGTCGAACTCGTCATCGTAGTACACATCGCCAGAGCCGCGCAGGACGACCTCCTCGGTAGCGATCTTGAGGTACGCGCCAGAGTTTCCGATTTTCGTGGTGTTGCCCTTTTCCGTGATGAGCTTGGCGAGCTTGTCGGCGACCGGCGGTGCATCGTTGTCTGTGAGGTCCGACTGGTCTAGGTTCGTCGTTACCTCGCCGCCGACACCTGACGGGAAAATCGCCGTGTCGCCGCCGTTCGGCGCGTCGTTATCCCAATTGGCGTCGTTTTCCCAGTCGCCGTCGGCGGCGCCGTTGTTCCATCGCGTCGTCTTGTAGGTTGCCGCCATATCTGCCGCCTTTCGAGGCCAACTAAGCTTGACCCGCTCGCCCGCGCCCGCCGTCGCCGCCGTCAACAACACCGCCAACACGATCCGTGCGAACATCGCCTGCCTCCTCACGCTGGCCGGGGTGCCGCCCCAGTGGGCACGCCCATCGCCGGAAGCTGTTTTTAACCGACAGTCGCGCGAGAATCCATTTTCCGCACCCGCACGCCCCGCAATAGGCGCGCGCCTTATGCAACAGCCGCGACGGGCACGTGGCACACGCCGACATCCGTGCAGCGTATTCCCCAGCACCGACCCGCCCGCCGGTTATTGCCCGCAGAAAATCCTTGACCTTGGGGTACCACCGCAGGCCGCGCAACAACCAGCCGATGAGGATGTGCCGCAGCACCGTGATAACGCCGTATTGAGCCGCCTGGTGCAGCCTGCCTACCAACGCCTCGTAACCCCATCGCGGCGGCTTCGTGGCGTGGCGCTGCCTTTCTACGCGTTCTCGGGGCTCCTGGCGTACGGCCTGCTCCGGCGCAGGCGTAATCGGTCGCCTCGCACCGTTGCGAATCGCAGCCTCGGTAGCCGCGTCAAGTTCTACATCCAGCCCGGTGGATCGCATGCGTCCCAATTCCCATTCCCGTCAAACGAAAACGTAAGCTGCCCCGTCCCGAAGCGACGCTCGCCCGGGTACGTGTCCAGATGCGACGGCACAGCGCCGACGCGGAATCCGTTGATCGCGTGAGTGCCCCGCTTCGCCGCCTGCGCCAGATTGATCGTGCCCTCGACCTCGGCCCGGCTGCCGCGACTCGCCACAAAGTCCTGATCGGCGAGCGACGGGGAAGACGAGTTGTTGAGCACGCCCTCCCAATGGCAGCGCCTCGGTGGCGTGTCGAAGCGCTCCGAAGCGTGGCGGAAAACCAGCCCCTCGTGCACCGGAAGGCCGTTGATCGTCGGCCAATCCGCCATGTTCGCCCCGTACCGCACGTCAGCCTCGGTCGTCAGCCGCAAGCCGAGATGCGCCACGACATCGACCGCCGCGTGGGGCATGACGAAATAGGCGTAGTTGTTCGCGCCGTAATGAATCCCGAGCCGCTGGATAACCAACCGCAGCCGCACGTCAGCACGCACAAGCAGCAACTCGGCAAGCACGTGCTCGCCCTTCCGGGTCGTGCAGTTGTCGTAGCGCCACACGAGCGGATAGTCGGCCTGCGGGCCCGCGTCCCACGAAATCCAATGCTTCTTGAACTGGCCGAGTTCCGATTCCTGCGACCCGACGCCGCGACGAACAGAATGGATGAGCCTCGACATATCCCCGTCGCCGTAACCGAGGTTCGGCAATGGCGACGCGAACACGCGATCCAGCGCGACCGCCCAAATCTGGGACTCGTGCCGCCCGCCAGCCAGACCGAGCGGCTCGTGGACGCCGACCGTGATCTGGTCGCACATCCCGATGCAACCGTAATGCACGTGCTCCATGTACTCGGTATGCGCCGCCATCTGGTCCGGCCCGTCGATGTACTCCTCGCGCCCGAACCCGCTGGGGCACTCGTAGGGGGGCATAAGCACGCGACCGGCAGCAAATACCATGAGGTCGTGAAACGCCCCGGTATGCCAGAGATTCGCACCGCCAGCCGCGTCCCGGTTGATGCTCGATTGCTGCGACTCTCGCAGGAACTGAGTCATACGCGGGTGTTCGGGGTCGATCTGCACCCGGTTGACGTAGTCCCACGGGCTGCCCGGATACTCGTCGAACTTCCGGCACTGGATCGTCGGTGGCCAGTTGTTGCCGTAGTAGAAGAACCCGTCGGTAGCGAGGCCCTCAAGGGCCTGCCCAACACGCGCATTTCCGGGGTCGTGGCAGACGCCTGTTCCGTCTGCGCCCTCGTGCGCGTCCGCGCCGAGATAAAAGGCGCACGGCTCGGCGAAGCACGTTGTACCGTCCAACGCCGAGCCGCTGGGGCGCATAAACCGCACAGGTCGATCGTACAGGTGCGGGTCGTTGTGTCGCAGGTCAGCGTGCGCGCCGTGCGCGTCCACCTGCTCGAATTCAAGCGCATCCGGGTCCGGAATCAGGAATGTACGGTTAGGCGCGAGATGGTCAAACGCAAGCGTCGAGCATCCGAACGATCCGGCGAACTCGCCCCGAGACGGCGAATCGTCAAGCGGCTTGCACCCGCCCGCACAACCGACCATCCCAAGCTGCCCGTACTCGTCTCGGTCTTCGATCCGAGTCCAACACCGGCGGCGCCCGAACGTAGGATCTCCATAATCGAAGTCATCGCAGTAACATCGACCGTCCCGACCCTCGCATGTGTTGCCCGTGCAACCCATTACCGCACACCCAAACAAAGGTGCCGCTGCTTGTAGTACGCCGCTTCGTACTTCTCTCGGTTCGCCCAGCCGATAGCAAGCTTCCACTCGCCGCTGTCCGCGTCCTTGAAGACAACCCCTCGATACCAGCGCCGCTTCGTCGGAATGCCGATGTCCTCGTCGCCGCCCTCGCTCGGGGCACCGCACATGACGTATTCGCCGAGTCCGTCCGGTCGCTTCCGCGGGTAGGCGTAGTGATACCGGCACGGGCTCTCGCGTCGCTGGTCGAGCCCGTCTTTCGACGCCCGGATGCCGTAGTGCGACAGCATGTCCCACCGACCCGTGTTCGCGTCCTTGTGCGGCCCGAACGGGGCAATCTCGTGCTCGTCAGCCGACCACCGGGCACCGACCGGCTCCGGGCGGTTCTTGCGGCATACCGCCTGCTCGCAATCCCACCCGTCGCACAGCACGTCGACCGGCGCGGAACTCCCGCCGAGCGCCGAACAATGCCCGATCGAGTATTCGACGCACCGACCGTCCGGCAGACAGCACGCCCGGGGCGGCTCCGTCTGCGGACAGTCGAGCCCAAGCCCGGGCAGGTCCGCGCATCTGCCCGCAGGCTCGGGGCTCCCGCCGAACGCTAAACACTCGCTCGGCGTCAGGTCCGAGCAATGGCCGTCGCCCCAACAACAGGCCGACACCAACTCGGGGCACTCGAATCCGTCGCAGGTCTCGCCCGGATAATACGCGCCGCCCGCGTCGAGGCACGACGCCTCGTCTTGGTCGTAACACGCCTGTCCGTAGCAACACGCACCCATATATCATCCTGTCCCGTCGCAGCGAGGTGCGAATACCGGGTTGCCCTGCAGCCGCGCCGTCTCGATCGGCGGGATCGGACGCTCCAGCGTCCAAACGCCCGCGATCTTCGTCACCGGCAGCACGTCCGTAAAAAACGTCGTCGGCCCGTCGGCAACACGCCAGAACCACGGCTCGTAGTACCTGGCGGGCACGTGCGGATAGGTCGCAACTACGTACGGCTCGGGCTCGTAATCGGCAGCCTGCGAGCCCTGAATCGTCCACTGCCCGTCCCACGGGTCCGTGTCGCTATGCACAGCCGTCTCGGCGAGCACAAACAGCCCGTCTTCGCCCGACGCGGGGTGATAGCCGCGAAGGATGACGAAACGCCCGCCCGCTGGCCCGGCGCTCGGGTACTCGACAATCCACGTATCGCCCGCAGGTCGCACGCGAAGAAACGGCGCGTCCAAGCCCGGCGGGAACATGAGGTCTACATCGTCGCCCTCTTCCGCGTAGCTGACGGCACGGTAATCCTCGCACACGCGCCCGAAATCGGGGTATGCCCAGAACGGAGGCCCCGCCCACGTGTACCGATCCTCCTGCGGCGGCGCATCGTAGTGCTTGACCTCCCGCACGAGCATGCGCGAGCATCCGCCGTCCGGGTACTTGGCGACAACGCACGTTCGCACGTCCGGCGACCCGTCGAAACCGGCGCCCGCGAGGCTGACAACCTTGCCGCCCTGGTGGTCGCGTATGTCGATACCCGGACCTCCGACGATGTTGTCCGCACGGCGCACAGCCTCGACCATCGCGCGCAATTCGCCTGCCGACAGGTCGTCGAAGCGCTGGCCCGCCTGAAACGCGGGTAGGTTGTCGCCCGGTCGTGCCATGCTATCCCACGATGCTTAACAACGTGCCGAAGTCCCGCACGTGCGCCACGTCAAAATTCTCCCACACCGGCTTACCGTCCAGCGTGAACACCTGCGATTCGTTGCCCTGATCGTCGACGTACTGGTGATAGAGCCGCAGTGGCGTATGTCCGCCGATGAATTCGCCCGGGTTGTCGGCGTCGTCGAACTTTTCGACCCAGAGAAACTGCAGTTCGATGCGGTATATGCGCCCGTATTCGTCCTGACCGCCACCCGGCAGCGTTCCCGTCCCTTCGGTGATGCCGAAGCCCTTAAACATGAGTTCGTGGGCATACGCAACGTCGTCCCCGTTGACTGTGAGAATGTCGGCGTTGGTGGTTTCGAGGTACTGCGATACCCGCCGTCCCATCGTGCGGTAGATCGTCGGCACGTTTTTCCAAAACGTGATGTAGACCGACGGCCATTCTGCCGGGTGCCCTATTGCCTTACGCTGCTCCGTCACCCATAGGTCTTGCTCCGTGCCCCCGACGAGTCGCGTTTTGTGCGTCGGAGAGGCCGGAGCTTCGACGTAGTTCGGCGGCGTCATGGGGTCCGCCGACTTGTACACGAGCGGACCGATGATCTTGGCCGTTGCGTCCGACCCTACGGTCTTACGCATCGTATACGGCTGCGAAGACGACGAATACGACACGTGCCAATCGTCGTTTGCGTAATCTACGCCCGACAAGTGCCCGTAGTTGACGCGCACCCTGTAGTGATAGGGGTTTTCCCGTGAAACGATGTCGTATGACTGTGCGAATAGCGTGGAATCGTGCGGGTGCGGTGTCCCGCGAGGAACAGCCGACGCCGTAGACAGTACCGCGACCGGATCGTCGGTAATGGCGTCGATCTCGACAAGGTACGTCTCCTGATCAGACGGATTCACCCCGTCGTGTCGGCCTACGTGCGATTCGGCGAGTTTCGTGTAGCTACTCACGGTCGGAGCCCCCCGCCGCGCGTGTTGCGTTCGATCTGTTCAAGCGTACTGCTTTGCCGCTTGCTTTCGCGGACGAGCACCTCCCCGGTCTGCTGGTTACCCGACGCACCTTGGCCCCAAACCGGGGCCTGCATGCCAAGCTCCCGCCAGCGTCGCCCGGTAGCGTCGCCCTGCGGTAGCATGGCCGGAACTGGCGCGCTCGCCGCGCCGTCGCCGCCGATGAGCCCCATCGACTTGAGCACAAGCCGGGCGCCGGGCAAATCCGTAGCCCGCAACGCCTGAACGAGCGCGTCTCGGCCTCGCTGTTGCGCCGACGCCTGCCTCGCAAGCGATTCGGCGTGCTTCCGCATGTCTTCCGGCGATGCCGTGCCCGTGGCAATCGCCCATTGCTTCTGCGAGACCATAAGCGCGCCGCGCTCGCGGATGGCGGCTATCGCCTTTTCGGTTTCCACCCGCTCTTTGGCGGCTGCCGCTGCTATCGCCTGTTTTGCGTTGGCGGTGCGTTCCGCCTCTTCCCGCTGCTTGAGTTGCAGTTCGGCAAGCTCGACTTGGCTCCGCAGAATGTCCGCATCCACCCGGCCTTGCCCAAGAGCGTTGACGGCTGCGCCACCGACAAGTCCCGCGCGCTGTACGTAAATCTGCCGAGACAGGAGGTCTAGCGCGGACGCTTTCGCCGCCTGCCGCTTGGCAAGCTCGGCCTCCATCCGTGCTTCGGTCTCGCGGGCCTCGCCGACGTTGTACCACCAGTCGGTAAGGCTGGTTTTCATGCCGAAAAGGTCGCGGTCAAACGCGATAACTCCGGCAGCAAGCGCCGCAAGCCCGGCAGTGGCGATACCGATCGCGGACGCAAAAGAGCCGATGGCAGAGGTGGCCTTGGCGAAGATGCCGGACTGAACAGCCGCAGTACCGCCAGCCCCACCGGCGCCCGACGCAAGCAGGTCGGCCATCGGGTCGATAGCGCGTGAAATGCGACCGCCCGGCCCCACGCCAGCATTCGCCATCTTCGCTGCCGTGTTGCGGTTGATCGCAGCCGTTTCCGCCGCGTATCCCGCTGTCGTTGCCGACAACGCCGTCCGAATCTTGACGGACTGAATGACGAACTCGATCATGGCCTTGACCTGACCGAGCCACGCCTGCCCCGTCGCAGCCGCCGCCTTCTCAAGCAGCCCGAGTCCGTCCGATGTTTCGAGAGATGCCTTTTCGACCTTGCCGAGCGAGGCGGACATCTTGTCCGCGCCCTGCTTCATAATGCGCTGAGACTGCGCGACCGACTTCTTAAGACGGTCGTTCTTCGCGTCGATCTCGTATACTAGCTGTCCGAGTTCTTCAGCCATTCGACCGCCTCGCCGCGTCCGCAGACGCTATATCCGACAAAGCCGCGTGCAACCGCTGAAACGTGGGCCAAGGCAAATCGAGCACCTCGTTAACGCCCATGTTGTAGTAATAGCACATCTCCCCGAGCGCCCTTGCCCAGCCGCCCGCCCGCGCACTCTTGGGAAGTGCCGCTAGGTAGGGTCCGCGTCCTGCTCTCCGGCAATGCCGCTGATCGCAAGCACGATATCCGCCATGCTGCCGACGCCCGCCGAGTCCATCCGCTTGAGGAAGTCCTCGAAGTGCGGTTTCTTCGGCATGTCGACCGCAAGCCAGATGAGATAGGCGCGACCCGTGTTGCTCTCAAACACGTCGGCATAGGTAACCGTCGCCGCAAGGATCGCGGCGAGCGCCTGCCCCCGCGTTTCGGCGGACAACGGCTCCTGTCGCGTCGCAGCGATCATCGTGCGCACCCGCGACTCGCGGATGTGTTGTTCCGCCGCCGCGAAGTCCCTCGGCGTCAGAGGCCGTAGCGTTACGTCCTCCCCGTCGACCTTGACCGTGATCGGGTGCGGGCAAACGGCAGACAGCGTGTCAGGTGCGGCATCGTTCGGCATAAATCCTCCGTTGGCTAGCTGTGCGTGATGTCCACGTCTTCAGTGCAGGTAAACGACATCGTAAACGACGCGAAGTCGGCCTGCCGGGTCGTGACGTTGGACGAATCGACAATCGCGTTGCTGCACGGCCACGGATACGACCCGTCGACGTTCAGGACGATATCCGACTTCGTGGTCGCGTCGTGGATCGCGTTCGCCGCCTGCATGGCAAGGTCTGTCGAGTTGTAGCCGAGAAATCCGCTCGCCGTGCCGGTGATGCGCGTCGCCCCCTTGCCGATCGTCGGCATGTTGTTTGTCGGCGAGAACGGCAACGCCTCAAACGTGTCCTGCGTCCACTGCAGCGTCCATTCCGCAGGATACAGGTCAACGAGAATGTCCGACCCGCCCTGCGTAACCGTGATCGATCCGCCGTTGCCGGAAAGCATTGATTTTGCCATCGCTATACTCCTCGCCTGACGGCGGTTATCGTTTCTTGCGCTTCGCCCGCCGCTTCTGCGACTTGGCAGCCTCTTTCTTCAGTTCGCGCTCCCAGTCCTTCCGCATGCCCTTGACGACGGGCCGGATGTACGGCTGTGCCGCCATGTTCCGCGTGCCGAACTCCACGTACTGCCCGTAATGGGTCGTCTTGACCTCGATACGCGGCTTGTTGCCTCGCGCAACCCCGCGCACAGCGACGGACCGCTTGAGCTTGCCCGTATCGACCGGCGCAAACGACTTGATGGCGGCTTGGATCTTCTTGGCCACCTTCTTCATGGCCTTTTCAACGTCCTTGTTGACGTTACCCACGGCGCGCTTGGCACTGTAGGAGATGGTGAAGTTCTTACCCCTCACCTTGCCGTAGTTCATCGCCATCACGTGCCCCTTTCTGCAGGCACCATCGTCCGCCGCTCGATAGACAACTCGTATTCGAGTTCTACTTGGTACTGGCCGTCGACGAACGTCGGACCGCTTCCGCCCGTGCGATAGCACATGACGGTGTGGAACGTATCGTCTTCGTCTGTCATATCCACGTCGTCGAAGACGCGGATCAAGTCCTCTTTGAGCGTAAACGCGTTGTCGTACCTCTGCGCGTCGGTGTGCGCCGTGAACGTGACCGCATACTGCTCCACGTCCGCGCCGAACGTGTCGATAGCGCCTTGATTCTCAACCGTCACATCGACAAACGGCTTTATCGGTTTGTCCGGCCTACCCTGCAGGCCGAAGTACACCTTTCGACCCGAGCGCACAAGCGCCTCGTCCGCGTCAAAGGTCGCCTCGATGGCATCGAGAACCGCTTTCATAGGTTTGACAACGAGTCCCGCGTGAAGATCCGACGGTTCGTCGAATCGTTGTCCTCGTCAAAGTCCCCACTGCCCCAAGACGCAACCGGACTCCGCACCTCAGTCGGGTCCGGCTGCGCCTCGGCAGGCAGCGGAATACTTCCGTCGGCGACGCCTTCGCACCACTTCAAAGCGTGATCGTACACCTGCTGCTTGGCGTCGGTGATGTTGTTGCCGCGCGCAAGCAGCCGGTATTGCGCAATGTCGAGCACGATGCCTTCGAGCACGTACTCTAGTTGCGGATCGCCCACCGTAATGACCGGCGTCTTGTACCGGCGAGCCAAATACGAGTACACGAACCCCTCGGATTCGTTGATGATCGCATTCAGCACGTCGGTATCCGCCGAATCAAAGCTCGCGTCCGTCAGGTGCGCTACCGCAGCCTCGGACTCGAACCGGGCAATCAGTTGATCCGTTGTGACGTGGTATCCCATCGCCGCTATCCTCGATTCTTCGGCGGTCGCCCGCGCCGCTTCGCCGGTTCCGCGTTGACAACCTGCGTCGGTGCGCCAACCGCAGACGGCGGCGGCGCCTCGTTCGCAAGTTCGCGCAGCCGTTCGATCTCGATTGCGGCATCCTGCATAAGCTGAATGTCGCCCGCATCGATCGACAACCCGAGTTGGCGGGCAAGCTTCCCCCGCGCCGACTCCGTTACCGGCTTCTTAAGCGGCCCGTGCATGATCGCCTGTGACATCTCTGCTGTGCCTCCTACGTGGTCATCGTGACAGCGTACGCGCAGAGCGGCTGCCCGTACGTGACGCGGTAGCGAGCCCGAACGCCGTACAGGTACTTCTCGCGCTTGAACTCTTCCTCCGAGCCCCGCTCCAGCGCAGCGAACTCGACCGGCTCGCGGTCCTGAAGAATGAACGGACGCACCGTGCCGTCGGTCTTGAAGACATAGAACGCGGTATTGACGGTGAAGTCCGGCATCGCAATCACGCGAGGCGGCGAATCGTACGGCGTCACATTCGTGCCGACCTGCGGCAGCAACATCGCGCCGAAAGCCTTCTGGAACGTGTGCAACTTCGCCTGCGAGCAGACGACGACGAACCCGCCCGGCGACCGGTGCATGTACTCACCTTGGTCGTCCTTGAAGCGCAGCATCTTAGAGACCGCATCGTTGTAGGCGGCGAGCGCCGTCTGCGGCCCCCAAAGCGTCGCGCTGTCCGGCTCATCGTACAGGTTCGCCCCGGCGACCGTTCCAACGTCGAAACTGCCCTCGTTGGCCTGCGAGCCCGACGAGCCGAACGTATGATCCGACGCGAAGAACTCCGTGCCGTCGTAGCTGTTGTAGCCCGAGGTCGATCCGTTGATGATCAACTGCGCCAACAGGTAGTCCTTGTGCCACGCCGCACGGTTCGCCATCTCCGTCGTGCGGATGCGAATCTGCCCGGTCTGATCGTCGCTGATCTCGTCCCGGTCGACCTCGATCGTGGCCTCGTACTTCAGGTTCTCGACGGTATACGACTCGTCGTGCAGCCCCTTGGCCTTACGCCCAGTGCCCCACTCTCGCACCGCCGGAACCTGCCCGAGCCACTTGTAGACTTCCTGGTTCCTGTCGCTCGGCACAACGGTGCAGAGGTCCTGGAACACGGTCTGCTGGCCGTGCACTTGATTGAATCGCTCGAAAAACGTGCTCCGCAGCCCCTTTTCGAGCAACCCGGTATTGATAACTGCCATATCATGGCTCCTTGTTCAAACGGGCGCCCTCTAGTACGCGCAAGAGGCCGTGCCACCCTTGACCACAAGATTTCGGAACGTCAGAACGGCGGTCGTATCGTTCGACGTTTTTTCCATGTTGATGAACGCCGCGAGGTTCGCCGTGCTGAGCACACCGAACGACGTGGACGAAAGGACGCGAGCACCGGCGATCCAGAACTCAACCGTCCCAGCCGGGCGCACGATGATCTTGAACTTCTTGGCAACGTCCGTCGTCGAGTCGTTGTCAATGGTCGAGTCCGTAGCCGCAACGTCGGTCGTGTTGTCGTCCGACTGGCACAGGATGTTGTCGCTGTTCCCGTTCATGTGGAAACAGGCGAGTTGCACCATGTCCGCGTGGTCGATGTCGGCCTCGGAGTTCGTCGTCAGCGCAGTGCCGAAGCCCCAGTCAATATCGAGCGCGGCATCGTCTCCCTTGTCGGATACGACAAGCTCCACGTCCATCGTCACGCCCTTGTCGATCGGCAGACGGTCGTCGGTCGTGCGGATCGACGCAAGAGCAACCTCAGCCGTCGCGTCGAACTGAAACGTAATCCCGGCGTTCTCGGCGTCGGCCATCAGAATGCCGAGCCCGAGCGCCGACTTGCCGTCGAACCCGTTGAGCGTGAACGTGCCCGCCGTCGCGCCGGTCTCGGTGAACGTCTCGTGCCCCGTGAGGCCGAGCGTAATCGACCCGTTGCCGTTCGGCGGCGCCTCGCCCCACTGCCGCATGCGGAAGATGACCGTATTCGCAGCTTCGTAGTGGACAACCTTGCCCACGTAGGCATCCGGGTGCCCCGTCAGAGCCAGCGTCGAATCGTCGGTCGCGTAGACCGGCTTACCAACGTCCGTGAGGGCCGCACTCGTCAGCGTGAACTCGAAGTCGCCCTGAGTGTATACCCGCACCTTGTCGGCAGCAGCCGCACCCGACGAGTTGTCGACGTACTCGTAGGCGATACCCGCGAACAGGTCGCCCGGCTCAAAGTCCTTGGCGTACCCCGCCGGGTCGATCCCGACGAATCCGCCCCGGTAGATCGTCACCGCGGCGCCGACCGGGAACTCTCGCAATTCCTGATCGACAAGGCGAGTGACATTCGCATTAGCCGTAAGTGCCGTCATGTGTTACCTCCCAACAGCTCGCCGACCTACAGGCCCGCGATTTCCTTGTCGTCGAGAACCGCCAGCCCCTTGCCGCGCAGTTCGTCGTCAATCCACGCACGCTTCGTCGCCAAACGCTGCTCAACCGCGCTCAAGGCTTCGTAGTTCTTCGCGGCCTTCGCAATCGTCGCGTCCCGCCCGCTCTCCGGGTCAGCCTTCGGCGTCACGCGCCCCGCAGCAACGAGCGCGGGCTGCGCGTCCATGAACGAAACGAACCCGTCGAAGTCGCGCTCGGCAAACGCCTTGCACGCCTTGACCTGCTCGGCGTCGTGCGGGTTGATCTTGTTGGCCCGCTCGTATTCGTCGAGCTTGCCCGCGATCGCGTCCGCCTTGGCCTTCGTCTCGATGGCCTCCAGCCGCTCGCTCATCGCATCGTAGTCCTTGCGGGCCACGAAATCCGACTTGAGCTTGAGCACCGCCTCGGTCGCGTCCTTCGCGTCCAACGCCTTCAGAACCTCGGTTGCAGCCTCCATGTCCGGGGCCTCCTCGGCGTCGCCGCCCTCTTGGTCGCTACCGGCCTTGATGAACTCGATGGCAGCAGCAAGCAACGCGTCGCCGCCCTTGCCCTCGACATCCACCCCAGCTTTGGTCAACGCGATGGCCAAATCGGCCATCTTGTCGCCGCCCTCCACCACCTCGCCTTCCTGGAGCGTAGCGGTGGATTCCTTGGTCTTCTTCTCCGGCATATCCAACTCCTCTCGCAAATCCTCAGAGGCCGCTAGCAACTCCCCAATCCCGCGCATTGCGGGCTTGTTCGTCAGGGCCACACTATGGAGCTTGTAGGGCCGCATCGTCTCCTTGTCGTAGAGCACGACGGGCGACCAATACTTGTATTGCTTGGACGCGATCTCTTCCGACGCTTCGTCCGTCCATTCGACGGTTGCAACGAGCCCGCGATCGCCGTCCCACGTCAGAGCCTTGATCCAGCCCGCAGCCGGGGCCTTGCCCGTCATGCTGCGCCCGGGCACGCTCGCGTGCTCGTAGTCGATCGGCAGGTCTACGCCGTGTTCCTCGAACTGCGCGATGATCGCCTCGGCGGCTGCAACGTCCATGACGAGCGGCTCGCCGTTGCTGTGCTCGACCTTGCCGGATGCCATAACGACCAACTCGCTCGGCGCCTTGCCCAATTCCGGCCCGCGTAGTACCGCAAGTGCGTTAGCCATGTCCCACGGCTCCGTTTCGTGATATCGCCGTCGCGATGACAGCATCCCGCGCGAGCGTGCCAAGCTGCTCGCATGCGTTGTCCGACCAACTGATGACGCACGTCGCGTCCGTCGGCTCGCCGTTCTCGTCCAATACCTGGACGCTGACGAGTTCCAGCGACGCATGCACGATGGCTTGGCCGATCGCGCTTACGTCTTCTATGGCACCGTCCAAGTCGCTATTGAGCGATAGACGGATCGGCTGTAGCGCCTTCCCCATCGTCGTCCACCTCAGTTGCACGCACCGGCTTCGGTATGCCGAGCATGTTGTATTTCACGTCCTCGTCGACTTCGAGGCCGAACTCCATCGCCTTTGTCAGTTGGTCAAGCGCCAACCGCTCGCCCTCGATGTCCTTCTGTGCCGTAAGCTGTCGCACGAATCGCGGCATCGGCACGTTCCTCTTCTTCGGCCACCGCATCTGCACGAGCGGGCGAATCAGGCCGTCACGCAAGCACCGCGCCTCTTTTTTGATGTCCGACAGCAGAAGGTCCGCACGCACGTTGTCGTGAACCTTCGCCATCGCAAACGAGCCGGTCGCAGCTTGTTCCGTCGTGAGTGTCTGACCGAGGTAAATGATAGACTGCTTGCGTTCGATCCAATCGACGATTGCACTGAACGGCTCCGTTCCGCGGTTCGCCTCGACAAGCTGGAACTGGATGCCCTCGGAGAAGTACGCCCACGAGTCGGCGGACATATTCCGCAGCATCTCGATTGCGGCATCCCCCGCCTCTTGCGTTACGTCTGCCGATCCGCTTCCCACCCGTATCGGTGCGCCGAACAACTCGCAGAACGCCGACCAGTCCGCCTTGGCGAAGTGCTTGAGCAGATACGACCACGCCAGCGCCCGCGTGATGTTGACCGCCATCGGGAAGCCCGCGTTCGCGTTCGGCGTGTAGACGATGAACTTACCCGGCTCGCATTCGACGCCGAGCGGATTCTCGTCTGTCTCGACTCGCACCTCGGGGCCGAGCGTAGGGTCGACGCACAACCGATGCCCGGGCACGTCGACGGTCTCGATGACCCTGCCCTTTTCCCAGAGCAGTTCGACGACCGACAGATTCGGGCCGATCGCCGTTGCGAGGTGTTCGAGCGACTCGTCAAAGTTGGCGATCTCGCCGACGACCTCCGCAACGTATCCCGCAGCGTCTTCCGCAAGTGCTCGCCGTTCGTCGTCGTCGGGCAGTTCGGCTGGCTCGATAGCCCAGTCAAGAGCCGTCAACGCAAGCTGCCGAGTGTTGGCGAGCCCCTGGATGTGCGGGTCTTTCGCCCGAATCTCCACGTCCAGCTTAAGCAGGCTCGACACCTCGCCGTCGTCTGCGTCCTGCAGCAGCGCGGCGATGCTCGATGCGGTCGGGCTGTTGGTAACGTAGTCCCGTACCGTGTCGAGGTTGGACCACTTGACGATGCGCTTGCCGCCCGTCGTCGGACTACCCGGGCGCTGAGGTCGTATCGCTGTGCCGTTGTTCGATGTCTTGGCCATTTAGTGCGACCTCAAAGCGTCCCGGCGTCGCGTCGTGCGCGCGGGCCGTATCTTCGTTTCCGTTGCCCTTGCACCGTCACACCACCGCACCATGTACCGCAGCGCGTCCATCGCGTGATTGTGCCGATCGACCGGCACCTCTCGCAGCACACCTGACGGCGTTGGCGTCGGCCAGATGTACATGTCGAATTCCTGCTCCATCGTCCACGGATCGCCAGCCTCCACGAGGTCGTGGTCCACTTCCGCGAGCGAGTCCTCCAGCACGAACAGCCGAGGCCGTCCGTCCGGCTGCCTGCGCAATCGCTGTTGCACGAGTTCTATGCCCGTGCGTATCTCTTTGCGTGCTGGCCTGCAGGGCACGCCGTACCGCTTGAGCGTTGCCGCGTCCTCCGCGTCGTGGTCCGCTACGATCGCCGAGATTTTTTCCGACATCGTAAGCGCCTGAATCTGCCGGGCGTGGTCCTCGACAAGCCGCCGACTCATGTAGATATAGCGGTAGATGTAGAGACGCTTGTCTTCGTCCAGTGCTCCCCAGAGGCACACAAACGGGTTGGTATAGCCGAAGTCGATCGCGCAGACTTTCGTCCAGTGCACGGGTATCGCAAACCGCTTGACCAGGTGCGTCGCCGGTTCCCATTCGTCGTATACCACGCCCTCGGCGGCTACCCATCGCCCGTACAGCAGCCGCTCGCGCCTCGCGCCCGCCAGATTGGACAGCCGGTCGAGGTAGGACCGCCCGACATCCGTCCAATCCCCGTCGGCGTACAACAGCGGGTTGTCCTGGTGCGTGCTGTGTACCATGCGACACGCGCCCCGGTCGCACCGCTGCTTGAGCCAGTGCGTTGGCGAGTTCGGATTGCAGTCCCCCAAAATCTGGTGATACGCAAGTAGCGTGCGCCGCCCGAGCCGCGTTGTAAGCTTGTCCCAGTCCTCTTCCGAAAGCTCGGTAGCCTCGGCGACGTATATCAGGTCGTACTCGGTCGACATGATGCGGTCCGAGTTGTCCATGCCGCCGACGACGACCTCTGAACCGTTGGGAAAGCGATAGCTGTGCCGGTTCATCCGCTGCGCGCCCCGCAGAATCGGCGAGCCCGAGGGAACGACCTGCGTTTCCCACGTGACCAGGATCGACTCCGTGCATGAGGCCCGCGTCTTGCGGACCATGAGCAAGCGAGCACCTGGCAGCGCCGCCGCGATGATGTAGAGCTTGTACAGGCATGCGAGCGTCTTGCCCGTGCCAGCCGGTCCCGCGATGAGCACCTCGGGGTCGCCCGCGTGCAGCATCTCCTCGGCTGATCCGATCGGGCAATAGGCGTCGTGCGCGTCGATCACTCGTCATCGCCGCCTCCAGCCATGCGCCCCGCGAGAACCGCGCTGATGTCGGTCCCCACCTCGCGGACGAGCGGCCCGCCTTCGTAGTTGACGACCTGCTCCAGCACCCTGCCGTCTACTCGCTTGACCAACTCTTCCCAGAACCGAAAGTCGCCCTCAAGCGCCTTTTCAAAGCCGACGCGTATCAGTTCCTTGGCGGTTTCGGATGGCCCGCCGGTCTCCGCGCTCAGCGTCTCGCGGATCATCTTGGTAAGCGACACGCACCCTTTCGCCCTGCCGGACGGGTTGCCGGATTGCCCTTTCTTCCACTGGTGCGGCTTCAGATGCTCGCAGGGATTGCTTTTGCGCTGCTTACCTGTCGCCTTTCCGTTCTTTTTCGCGGCGCGCCCGTTTTTCTTTCCGTTGCTGCCGTTTCCGTTTTCCCCGCTCATGGGCCACCTCCCGTCTGGGTGCTGCTGTCCGCTATACCGCCGATCTCGTTTTCGGGCAACGGGTTTTCAATCTTTTTTGAAACTTCTGAAACGATTGAATCTTTTGAAAGGATTGAAAGGCGCGCGCGTAAAAACGCGGGCTTTTGCCTGTGGGTTGTCGTTCCGTTTGATCGCCACCGCCAGCTGCCCTTTGCGGCAAAGCGGCGCGGTGGCCTTACGGATGTTTACGGGGGTTTGAATGAACGCCCCCGACCGACCGCATCCTATTTTAACGATCGTGTCAAGTATTGCTTGTAGCGATGCTTCGGCTGCTGTCAAGCGCCCGGAACAACTGCGCGCATTAGGCGTCCACGTCTATCTGCGGGATGCTGTGCGTTCCGTCGTTTCGGGGGTGTTCGAGGCGGGTATGCCCTCGGGTGTGTCCGCCGTGCTGTTCGTGTCGGCGCGCTACGTATACGTCGACTCGGAGCGCCTGGGTTGCGTCCATCACGTCGCGTGCGATTGCTTCGGAGAGGTGCCGGGTCGATGCTGTTCCGGCGTTTTCGTGTCGCCAGTGCAGGTATTCCATCAGCGCGGGTTCGCGGATCGTCAGGCGGAACGGCAGGTAATGCACGTTCATTTTCAGGTGTCCGTCGGCGCCGAGTTCTGCGGCGCATTCTCCGGCGAGGGACAGGTTTCCCACGTCTTCCACGAGCAGGGGCGGTGGTGCGTTCGGCGCGTCGCTCATTTTTTGCCTTCCTGCGCCTTCGCTATTTTTGCGAGGTAGGCCACACCCATTCCGAGCAGGAATGCTATTACGAACGAGTCCATTTGCGTCGTCTCCTGTGTTGCGTAAGCCGGGGCGCTCGGCGGGTCAGTCCGATTCGTGCTGTTGCGGTATCCGTCGCGTCGTGAGGTACGCGACCGGAGGAAGGAGAGCGCCGCGTAGCACCACGCCCCGGCTCACTTGTGCTCGTCCATTTTCGCCGTGCTCTCCTCGAATCGTTTCCACATGTCGAGCGTTTGCTGTGCGTGCTTTTTTCCGACGGGTTGCGTCGTGCCCTTGGTGCCGTGAAGGGCGCAACCGACATTCCCGTCGCACGCCACGCAATGCGCCTTGCCTTGGGACCGATTCATCGCTTCGATCAGTTTGCGGAGCGATTCCTGCTCGTCCCTCAGGCGCTTCGCCCTTTGCCTTCCGAGGTACATTTGCAGCACGAGCAACCCCGCGACCAGCATCCATCCGGGCACGTTCATTTCGGCTTCCCGTTTTGCTTGATCCTCGCCATTTCCCGCCGGTGGGACATCCACTTGTCGAACCCAAGAAGTAAAGCGAGGCCGAGCGGAAGCGCGAAGAACTGGTTTTTCGTGAAGGACACTCCCGTAGCTTGCCCGACGGCTGCGTTTACGCCGCCCTGTTGCGATTGCGCGGTGTCGCCTGTGCGGTTGCCCACATCGGGGTCCGATCGTTCCGTAGCGGGCGATTCTGTGCGTTTGGCGCTTTGGGCAACCTGCTTCATGGTGCAGCCCGTAAAGAGGCCGATGCACAGCAGGCAGGCCAGTCCCTTCAGAAGCTCGCGTCGGTTCATGTCGTCGACCCAATCTTGCCCGTAAATCCGGCGTCGATCCTACACATGCGCATTTCGGGCGGTTCTCCGACGATGAGGCTTCCGCCCTGCAGGTACGAATATTCGATTCCGGTTGCGTTCGGGCAGATAACGGTCCCGCCCGTCACGGTAAGCGACACCTTGCCGTCCGTGCGCACAACCTTCGGCTCGTCGGCTTCGGCGTCCGTCCCGAGCGCCAACGCAAGCGGCGCCGCCAACATTGCCCGTAAAGTTTCTCGCCTGTTCATGTCGTTGTCGCCTTAAGTTTGACCCGCTGCCTCTGCGTGAGGTGGGCATGCGGACCCGGCATCTCGCCTCGGCAATCCGTGCAAATCGGCCCCGTTACCCACCCGTCGCCACCGACAAACATTCGCATTGCGCCGCCGCACACCCTGCAGAATCGTCGGTGCATGTTGCTACCTGGAATTC